TGATCCTTGACTCTTGATTCTTGATCAATCCGGTACAAACAGTAGAGCGTAAGGAGTCAACAAACCACAACATAGCTCGGCGCATCTCGGTACAAGTCTGTACAACGAGGTACCACCAATATTATATATGTTATGTTTATAATAAAGATGTTTACTTCTGTTAGATAATTTAGTAAAATAGAGCAACAAAGAAAGGAAAAAGAAAAATGAAAAAAACACAAACTAAACTACCTAGAACTGTTAACCAAATCGGAAACGATATCTGTCTTTTCAGAATAGTTAACCCGAAGCAACAAGGAAGTAAATCACATGAGATTTACTCAAAAGCTATGAAAGCCACAACGATCAAGGAAGCTTTCGAACAGGGTTACAGAACGATAGATATAGCTTATGATTCCATGTCTAATGGAAAATTTAAAAAGCCTAACGTTCTGATATCTAGATATCTAACCAAAGATAAGAAGGAATTATATTTGACATTCCTTAAAGAGTTTGAGGGAGTCAAGCTTTCACCTCAAATGGAAAAAAATGTGAAGGAATTCACAGCAATCGTTAACAAATTATAATTCGAATTGGGGACCTTCGGGTCCCCTTTTTTTAGTCTTGATTAGTTGATCACGGTTGATCAGTTGATCGTTGATTGATCAGTTGATCAGTCAAGAGTTAGTAGTAGGTAGTAAGGGGTAAGAGGTACCCGACTGTACATCCCTGATCCAGAGAATATATATATAATTGAAAACATTTATAATTTCTTAGATGTTTTAAAAATAGAAAAATTTAATATAAAGAATTAAGAAAGGAGAATTAATGAATGAATTAATTTATATAATTTTAATTCTAATTTTTTTAAAATTAAGTATTTACTTTTTTTAAAAAATAAAATAAATTATTCATATCTTTAATATAAAGATAGAAAGGAGAAAAAGAAAATGAATAAAACTTCTAAAGTAGAAGAAAAAGGAAAAGGAAAATTATTTAAATTTCATTCCTTAATTCTTCGAAAAGAAGAGAAAGTACTTCACTTACTAGTAAATAGTAAGAAAGGAAAATCTTTCGAAAGAATGGAAAATTTTAAATTTTCTACTACTATTCTAGAAAGCGTTAATAACGGAATGAATAGTGAAGATTTTAAATATAATACTTCTATTCTAAAAATTCCTTATACTTTAAATTCGAAAGAATTAAAGAAGGAAAGAAAAGTAGATTATCTAAAAGTAATTTCTCTTAATGAAGAATTCATAAAAGATAATAAATCTTTTCCTAATAGAGAAGAAATTATCTCTAATATGAAATTCTTTAAAGAAGAAATAAATAAATTATAATTTATTTTTCTAATAAATATTTTAAAGAGAGGAATTAAATTCCTCTCTTTTTTTATTTCTACTTTCTAAAATAATTCCTAAAAAATATCGTATTAAGTTTAACGAAAAAAAATTCGTATAAGTTTCAAATAAAGTTTTCCCTGATGCTGTAGTCTAGAGTAAACAGTCAACAAATGGCTTTTATGTGTATAAATTTCGTATATAAATAAATAAATGGCTTTTCTCACTGTGAATATTCCCCCTATTGAAGTTTATGTCAAAAAAGAGTATCTTTACGACCATGAAAAAGGTCATGGAGAATTTGAAAAAGGCGTGTGGGTCACTGCTAAGTCGATTACCGGCCGAGCTTTGTATTTCGAAACGTACTTATATAATTCTGGCGCTCTTTATGATAAGTTGCCTATATCTGCTTTCTGCTCAAAGCTAGTAGATAAAGACGATAGCTTACCATTAGAAGAGTTACAGTTATGGGATTGTTTTAGCTATCATGTAGCTGTAATCCAGAAATGTAATCCCGGGACAGGGCGTTGCAAGTATTTATCCCCAAGTAAAAATTGGCACTACGGAACTTATTTGTTCACGATAGATTCTGCTCACCCTGATCCTAATATTCCTGATGTCGGATATTCGGAAGTCCCGAACCAACATAAGTCGTTTAATATTCTTGAACTAGATAACGGCCATTATGCGGCGCAACCGAATAATCGAATAATTTTTTATGATAAAAGCTTGTCTCCCAAAGAAATGATGTTCCCTGACTATAAAGTTTCGACTATTGAATATAGTGTCGAGCATCATTCTAAATGGGTCGCAGGCGATGATGAAAGTTTTTTTTATGAACTTAGAGATACTACAAAAAGCTGAACAGATAATCTTAGATAAAAACGCTCCTCAAGAGATTCGAGAGAAAGCGTTTTTAGTTATTAAAAATCAAAAAGAAAAACAGGAAGTATCTGGAGCCCAAACTTCTATATTAAAGTTCGCTCAACACATGTATAACGGGTACTCGACTCCTGCTCATATACAATTAATCGCTAAAAATTTGGAAGCGTTAGAACGAGATGAATTTGATCGTCTAGCAATTTTCATGCCGCCAAGACACGGAAAGTCTATGCTATGTTCCGAAATGTTTCCTGCTTGGTTTCTTGGAAGGAATCCTAAAAATTTCGTTATTCAATCGACTTACGCTCAAGAACTAGCTGATGATTTTGGACGCAAGGTGCGTAACCACGTCAAATCGGAAGAGTTCCTCAAAGTTTTTCCGAACACGACACTTCGAGATGATTCTACTTCAGCGAAACGTTTTCACACCGTTCAAGGTGGGACGTATTCAGCGGTTGGTGCGGGCGGTGCGATTACCGGTCGTGGTGCTCACTTACTCATTATTGATGATCCGATTAAAGGGCGAGAAGATGCGGAATCTCAAGTTCAAAGAAGGAATTTGATTGAATGGTATAAGTCAGTCGCATTTACACGATTAATGCCCGGCGGAAAAGTAATCATCATTCAAACACGATGGCACGAAGAAGATCTCGCCGGTTTCGTTTTAGATAATGAGCCCGGTCAGTGGAAAGTTTTAGATCTTCCTGCGATTAACGATAACGGGGATGCTCTCTGGCCCGAAGCCTATCCCATTGAAAAATTAAAAAAGATTCAAGCGACAGTCGGAGAAAGAGTTTGGCAAAGTTTATACCAGCAGAAGCCAAGTGCGGAGCAAGGGCAAATCTTAAAAAGAGATTGGTGGAGAGTATGGGATAAGAAAAAATTTCCTGGATGCCACACGATCATTCAATCGTGGGACACTGCTTTCTCAGCGAAACAATCTGCTGACTATTCAGCGAGAACAACGTGGGGTGTGTTTACACATATAGATGAAAAAGGAAAAGATCAAGCTTGTATTATTTTATTAGAAGCGTGGCGTAATCGTGTCGAGTATCCTGAACTACGAAAAGAGGCTCAACAATCATTTTTCGATTGGAAGCCCGATGTCGTCTTAATCGAGAAACGAGCATCAGGACAAAGCTTACTTCAAGATTTACGAAGAGCAGGGATCCCTGTGAAAGAATTTACACCTGATCGAGATAAAGTTTCGAGAGCCCATGTCGTAGCTTCCATGTTAGAAACGGGACTAATTTGGATTCCGAATGAAGCGTGGGTCGATGATTTAGTTGAAGAATGTGCTTCTTTTCCTTATGGAAAGCACGACGATTTAGTCGATACGTCAACTCAAGCGTGGCAACTCATACGAGATAACTATTTAGTTTCTCACCCGAACGATCCTGAAGATGAAGAATGGGACGATAAACCTTATCGAGTTATACAGAAAAAGTCCTTTTACAGTTAAATAAATATCGTTATAGTATTCGAATGGCAAGTATGTATAAAGCGACCAAGCCCATGCCGGCGAAATCTAGTCCGAATTATGCGAAAGCTTTAGTCGAGGAAGATGATCGTTTCTATGACAAATATCCTAGATGTCTAAGAGATGATGAAATGCTCGTAGAGGCGATGAATAATCCAGGAAAAGAAATCACTAGCGATAGCATGCAAGAAACACCTATGGAAGTAAGTGGCATGATGGTCATTAAAATAAAGGGGTAGAGTTATGAAGAAAAAAATGGACTTAGATAAAGACGGAAAAATTTCGTCTTATGAAAAGAAACGAGGCATGGCGATTATGAAAGCAATGTCAAAGAAAAAGAAAAAGGGTAAAAAGAAAAAGTAATGTCGAAAAAGTATAAAGGAACAAGATCAAGTTTAGGACCAGGTCCGAGTGATCGAGAAGGTGTAGAAACTGCAGCACGGGCTATGGAAAACTTAAAAAAAGTTTATTCAGTATCTGATGCTGATGTTAAAGCTATAAAAGATGCTAGTCAAAAAACAACGAAAGTAACTCCTGACGGTATGGGTAAAGATTCTACAGAAGCGGTTAAAGAATTTTTAAAAAAGAATAAGGAGTAGATTATGCCAGGATCAAGATATAAAGAATTAAAAGAACTTCTCGATAAAGCTGTAGAAGAAGATGATCAAGATACGATTGATATTATCGAGCCTGAACTAGAGCAACTTGAACCGGAAGATGATGACGATTAATGCCGGACAAGCAACCTCCTAAAACAAAGAAATATTTTCGCTCTACGAAAAGTGGTGCGGGTATGACGAAAGCAGGGGTAGCTCGGTATCGAAGAGAAAATCCAGGTTCAA